ATGTTTTGTATTGTATTGTGTGCAATGAGTGACAAATGTTATTATTATTATTTTCCTGGTGTTAACTAATATACTAGTGTAATTGGTACACCTATTAGAACGCAAAGGATTTTATGATAACAACACTATTAAAAATAACAGTAATACTCTTTGGACCGCAAGGTTTGGTATACGTTGATATACCACGCAATCTTACAATGGATTGTTTTGATCAATGCGACGTTCTTAGAGAACAATACGCAACTTACAATGACAAAGCAAATGTTTGGGAAGTTACAGACAAACAAGGGTTTTCTTTTGTTGGTTGTTATTGTTAACACGGAGATAAACAAATGAAAAAAGCAATAGCAAGTATACATTACGCAATATCAAAAAGTCAATACTCGCATCGAGGAAGTTGGCCAAGAATATGGGGTAAACTCACAAACTCGACTATCATCGGCGCGAATGACGATTGGAAAGATTATGATATGATTTTACTGTATCATGGTATGGAATGGAGTGGTGCCTTAAATATGTTTGGAGGCGCAAAAGATCCATCGCCGTTTCAAAAGTTTCTTGACGCAAAGAATGGATTTATGTCATTAGATATACCTTGTCCAGATTTCGGTGCACTTGGTAAAGCAAGATGTTCAAGTGGTTCTAAAGAATGGAATGATTTCGATTGGAATGCACTTACTGAAAAATGCAGAAATATGCCTGTTGTTCGTATGCACAAATTAGGCTTACAAAGTTTAATTGTCGGAGACAGCCACGCTAATTCGGTTTGGATGCCAGATACAATGGTTGATCGTAATGATGCAAAGACTTTACATGGTGCATTACAATATAGATTAGTTAATTATGTAAGACCATATATTGCACACTTAGTAGATGGTAAAAGTAATTTAAAACACATTACATTTTACTTTGGTAACATAGACATTCGTCATCATATTTTAAGACGAAGAATGCCGACAAGAACTTTACATGTATTGTTAAGAGAATATGAAAAACAAATACAAGAGGTTGTGGCTGAGTTTAAAATACCAAGTATCGAAGTTGTGTGTCCGTTGCCAATTGAAAATATATCAAGACGTATACCTAAAACAGGTTGGTATAAAAACACACCATACTATGGTTCACAAGAAGAACGCCAACATCTTGTAGATCACATGACACAACAAATAGAACGCTTTACTCATAAACATGGATGGAAGTGTTACAAACACCCGAAAGATTTCTTGAATGATCAAAAAGAATTATCATTCGATGTAATGGAAAAACCTCAGTCAGTGCACATAGCACCTAAGTTTTATAGAGGTCCATTATGTTAAGGACTAATTTTGTAAACGATTTTATGTCCTACTATCATCGAGCAAAAATCCTGCAAGATCGGAACAATGGGTTACTTCCTCCCTCGACTCTTTGCAACGATCCTTTGCAGGATAACGTAACAATTTATAATTGTGTAAACCGTCGATACGCAGGGTTTTCAAATGTACTTGAAGACTTAACATATGGTGATGAATCACCTGCACAAAGACGATATAAAAAATATGTATTTCCGTTGAGAGAGTGGTTATACTTATATTTATTCCACAGAATGACCGGGTCAGGTGCGAGCTTCGGACCTAAAGATCACGGTTATCGGAATAGTATAGCCGCCAAAGTTGCCGAACAAGGTACACTTGAAAAAATGGTCGACTATATTAAAGCCTTCGAGGGCGTAATGTTCACGTCACTAGGAAACCAGATTCCTCCCTTTCCAAAGCCGTCGGGATCTGGATATAAAACTGGTGGCAAACTATACTTGTGCGAATACGCACCAAGATTAGTTGATGACGTCCTCGAATGGTTTCAAAATTGGCAACTACGTGGAATAAAAGAAGCCGTAGATTTCTGTTTAAATTGGCATGTAAAGAATGGTCTTAAAAGATACCATTTTGTTTTAACTGCATTCGTAATGGATATAGCAGAGTATCAACCTCAACTCGTGGATCCTGATAGTCATTGTTATTATGGTTCTAATTGTATTCGAGGTTTTGATTTGATGTACGTCAATGACGAAAAAATTAAGAAACAATTTTGGTACGAACAATGCATGCAAGATCTTGTAGATCTAACAGGCAACCAACCATACTCACTTGAAGATGTAGTTTGTGACGCAGTTAGATATTGGGGAAATTATGTTCCAAAAGGATATGAACACTTACAACCGCATCAAATAACAAGATTGTCTAAATTAAAAATAGAAGGAAATAAGAATGGGTTATTCAGAACATTTAATTGACGGAATAAATAAAGATATAAATTTACAGTTTCCAAATGCACAATCGTATTTGGATTTGGTTAAGGATTATGAAAGTCCTTATCCAGCACCGAAGATCGTTGAACATGAAGGTATTAACGTGGTTCGTGAAGACTTATTAGAAGTCGGAACAAAAGCACGAGCGATACATTACAGAATGTCGAAGCTCAACGCTACACACGTTGTTTATGTACAACCGAGATTTGGTTATGCGGGAATCTCTTTGTCATGGTTGGCAAGAAAATGGGGAAAAACTTGTGTGTTGTTTGTTCCTGAATCTAAAGAAATAACACCACATGTTCAGCGATGTATAGACTACGGAGCTGAGGTTTATTTTAAAAAGATTTATGGTATGAATGGACTACGCAAATCTGCACGTGAATACTGCGAGAACAATCCTTCTTCATATTATTTCCAACCAGGACTTAGAGATGACCCAACTATCATCGCTTGTCTTGTAAAGGCTATGTTACAAATGAATATAAAACCAAAAGAGATGTGGTCAGTTGTATCAACCGGTGTTTTACAAAGATCAATGCAAATAGCTTGGCCTGATTGTGAGTTTCATGCAGTTGCAGTAGCAAGAAATATGAAAGCTGGCGAATTAGGAAAAGCAAAAGTTTATTCTCACCCGATGGCGTTTACTACTTATGAGAATAAAAAATTTTTACCACCCTTTCCGTCGGCTCCAAACTATGACGCCAAAGCTTGGAGATTTATTAAAGAATATGCTTCCGATGGTGCATATTTTTGGAATGTAGCAGGTTATTAAATGTCAGAACAAAACGCACAACTAAAAATAATTCAATTAGAAAAAGAATTAGATAAAGCAATAGATGAAAATATAGATTTAAAAGCTAAATTAAAAAAACATCATGAGATAGATTACAAAGAAAAATATTTAGCATTAAAAGATAAAATGAAACTGGTAATTTACGATGAATAGAAGAGAAACAATTGCATTATTAAATAGTCTTGGCTTGGCGTTTTATGGCCAACAAGAGCATTTTGTTAATTTTATTAGAGAAAATCCTAAGGATCCAATAGTAAAGAAGCTATGTACATTGGGCAAATTAAGATTAAAATTGAAAACATCAGTGTTTCAATTACACAGAGACATACAATGGGGGAGATTATGAGTTTTTGGTCAGACATAGAAGCATTCCACAAAAAGTTTGGTTGGCGTCAACAGAAAAAACCAGCAATCCCTCAAGTAAGAACAGATTTAATTACATTTAGAATAAAATTTATTGAAGAAGAACTAAATGAATTAAAAGCTGCGATTGGTGAAAACAAAACCGATGATGCATTAGATGCGTTAGTCGATTTAACTTATGTTATCATTGGTACAGCGTGGTTATTTAACTTACCATTCAACGCTGCGTGGAAAGAAGTCCATAAAGCAAACATGAAAAAAGTTAGAGGTAGATCTAAACGTAGTTATTATTATGATTGTGTTAAACCAAAAGGTTGGCAATCACCCGATATACAAAAAGTTATAGATCAACATAAAAAGAAATTAAAGGAGAGAGAAAATGCCAGTAAGACAAAGAGGTAAAGATTCATATCAAGTTGATGTGACACACGACGGTAAAAGATTTCGTGAAAGTTTTAATGGAACAAAAAGCAACGCAGACATTATTTCTGCTGTTGTTTTAGATTGTATGAAACATAATAAAGATATAAAAAGCGAATTACAAAAATTAGATCCATTAAAATACTCTGTACTATCATTGCAAAATTTATTTAAAAAAACTACAGATCGTTATTGGTATAATACAGATGTAAAACAATTATACAACGCAAACAATGTTGTAGAATTAATCGGAAAAAATACTGATGTTAACAATATAGATGAAACTACTATTGATGATTTAGTAAATATTTTAAAAGACCAAGGTAATTCTAACGGAACTATAAATAGAAAATTAGCGTCATTATCTAAAATGTTGACGTTTGCACATAAAAGAAAATATATACCTGCTAAACCAGTTATTGAATGGCTTAAAGAAGGCAAAGGTAGAACCAGATTTTTTTCACTTGACGAAGAAAATAAAATATTAGATATATTGTTTAATGCAGAATTCTTTTATTTTTTAGATTTTGTTATTGTGTTAATAGATACAGGTTTAAGAAAAACAGAATTATTAAATGCTTGTAAAACTGATATTGTTAATGGTAATTTATCTGTGTATGAAACTAAAAATGAAAAACCGAGAACTATACCTTTAACAAAAAGAGTACAAGAAATATTTTTAAGATACACAACTAAATATCCTTTTGCTGATTTAAAAGATTCAGATATTAGATTTCAATGGAATTATGTGCGTGAAAAAATGGGTTTGTTACAAGACAAACAATTTGTATTGCATGCTTGTAGACACACATGCGCGTCTAGACTTGTACAAAGAGGTATCTCTTTACAAGTGGTCAAAGAATGGCTTGGCCATAAAAATATAAATCAAACATTAACTTACGCACATCTTGCGCCAAAAAATTTACAAGATGCTGTTAAAGTGTTGGAGGCAAATTATGACATAAATGCATAAACAAATAAGAGTGTGCAGTCCGATAGTTACTGCACATTCTTTTGTTTTAAACTATTTGTATCAATGTATAAAAGGGAGCAATAATGCAACATAACTTAGAGCGCAGACAATTAGAGCTTGAAGAAGAATCGAGACTGAACGGTGGTAAACGTGAAACAGATCGTGTTATTAAACATGCTGAAAAAAAATCAGAGTCTTTAACTCCATACGGAAAACGTATTACATCAGCAACAGTTAAAGAAGTAGCGACAGGAATAACAGACAGATTAAGTGTGGTACAATCAGGACCAAAACTTATATCAGATGAATTACTAAAGAAAATAGATCCTTTAGTTGCATCAACTATCACTATACGATTTATAATTGACGCTATAAGTACAAAAGACAGAAAATTTACAGCAACTGCAATCGCATTAGGTGGTAAAATAGAAGATGAAATATGGTCGACAGGTATGTATGACAAAGAACCATATTTAATAGATAAAGTATTAAAAGATATTGACAGCAGATCAGTACATTATGGATATAAAAAATATAAGTTAAGTCAACAAAAAGATAAAGTTAATTTTCAATGGACACCTTGGACAACAAGAGAAAAACTCCATGTAGGAGAAGCATTGTTTCAAGTGTTTATAGAAAAGACAGGTTTAGTAAGTATTAAAGCAAAACCACATAGAGGTAAAACATATAATGTTATTGTATGTGAACCTAAAACTTTAGAATGGATTAATAATTCTAAAAAGTTTAATGAGTTTTTAAATCCAGAACATTTCCCAATGATTGTTGAACCAACAGACTGGACTAATCCATTTAATGGTGGTTATAGAAATACAAAAGGAATATATTTAGTTAAAGGACATAGAATAACTTCGCATATGAATTACTTAGAAGAGTTAAAACAATATGATATGCCTGAAGTTTATAATTCTATAAATGATTTACAAAAAACAAGATGGAAAGTTAATAGAAATATTTTATTAGTACTTAACACTTGTTACAATTATGGTAATAGAAGTAGAGGTAAATTAATTAATAATGAATTATTAGATTTACCACCTAAACCACACGATATTGCTACAAACAAAGTAGCGTTGAAAAAATGGAAAGCTAAAGCTGTTGCTGTTTATACAGCTAATGAAAGAACTAAATCAAAACGTTTAGGTTTAGCAAAAACAATACACTTAGCAAATAAATTTGAAAAAGAAGATGGAATATATTTTGTGTGGACATTAGACTTTAGAGGTAGAGCATACCCAGTTCCACCATACTTAAATCCACAAGGTCCAGACTTTGCTAAAGCTTTATTATTATTTGCTGATGGATTACCATTAGGAAAAGATGGAGTAAGATATTTAGCAATACATATTGCAAACTTATATGGTCAAGATAAATTATCTTTAGACGAACGTGTTAAATGGACTTTTGATAATTCAGAAATAATTAAAAAATGTGGTGATGAACCATTTAAACATAATTTTTGGGAAGATGCGGAAGAACCATTTCAATTTTTAGCTGCGTGTATTGAATGGGCAGGTTATTTAAAACATGGAGAAAAGTTTGTTTCTCATTTACCATTACACTCAGACGGTTCTTGTAATGGTCTTCAACATTTTAGTGCAATGTTAAGAGACGAAGTTGGTGGAGAAGCTGTTAATTTATTACCAACAGATAGACCAAAAGATATTTATGGTATGGTATCTAAAGTTGTAGAAGATAAATTAGAAAAAGATGAATCAGAGAAAAAATGGATTGCTAGTGAATGGAACGAATATGGCATTGATAGAAAAGCCTGTAAAAGATCTGTTATGACTTTGCCATATGGATCTACCAGATACTCAGCAACTGAATTTGTAGATGAATATATACAAAAAAGATTAGACAACAAAGAAGACCTGCAGTTTCAAAATAGACAACAAGCGGCAATTTATTTAGCAGGTAATATATGGGATTCAATTGGTGAAGTAGTTGTAAAAGCTCCTGAAGCAATGGAGTGGTTACAAAAAGTTGCACGATTATGTGCAGAACAAAAAACACCAGTCTTTTGGGTAACACCATTAGGGTTTCCAGTACGTCAAGCTTATTATTCACAAGCTGAGACTGTATTGAAAACTAGAATGATGGGTAGAATAAGAATCAGATCTACAACAAACAAAGTAGATAAGAGAAGACAAGCAAATGGTATATCACCAAACTTTGTCCATTCTCTTGATGCTACAGTTATGTTGTTGACTGTTGCTTATGCTAAACAAAAAGGCATTGTGGATTTTGCGATGGTCCACGATTCTTTTGGAACTCTTGCGGCGAATCAAAAAAAGTTAAATGATTGTTTACGTCAGGCTTTTGTTGATATGTACACACAAATAGATCCATTAGAAGTTTTTCTGCAACATGCTCATGCATTAATACCAGAAAAATTACATCACAAAATACCTGAGTTACCAAAAAAAGGTAAGTTAGATATTAACAAAGTGTTAGAAGCTGACTATTTTTTCAGTTAATCTATACACTAGTGTATTAATAGGTACACTTATTAGTAACTATAGAACATAAAGGAAAATAACTATGGACGACAAATATGTAAAGCTTGTAACCCCAAAAGGCACAGCTAAATATCCGTGGCTTACAAAAGCGGATACTAAGTTTAATCCAGACGGAGTATACAAGACAGATCTTCTGCTATCATCAGAAGAAGCAAAACCTTTAGCGGCTAAAATAAAAGAGATGTTTGCTAAACATTTTCCAAAAAGTACAGGTAAAATGCCTTACTTTAAGGAACTTGACGATAACAAAAAAGAAACTGGTAATATTGTATTTAGATTTAAAACTAAAAACAAACCAGCGTTGTTCGATTCAGACGGAAAGCCATTACATAATATAAATGTATTTGGTGGATCACAAGTAAAAGTTTCTGCTACCGCGGCACCTTATAGTGCGGCAGGTAATAACGGAATAACTTTATACTTAAATGCAGTACAAGTAATTGAATTAGTAAGTGGAAGTGGTGGTGACTCTGGAGGTTTTGGATTTACTGCTGAAGAAGGTTACAAACACAGTGGAGAGACTGATCAACCAAAAGATGAAGGCTCTTCAAATGACGTGGACGACTTTTAATTCGAAGACAACAAAGAACGCAAGGAAATTAGGATTTAGATCGGGATTTGAAGTGAGAATTGCATCACAATTGGATAAAATGAAAGTAAATTATCAATATGAAGTATTGAAAGTTTCTTACACACGTCCACAGAAGCAAACTACTTACACTCCCGATTTTGTCCTACCAAATAAAATTATTATTGAGGCAAAAGGTTTGTTTAGTACTAAAGACAGACAAAAACATTTATTGATACAAAAACAAAATCCAAAATTAGATATTAGATTTGTATTTAGTAATTCAAAATTAAAATTAAATAAAAAATCCAAGACAACATATGGCATGTGGTGTGAAACTCATGGATTCAAATATGCAGATGAAAATGTACCAAAGGAGTGGATCGATGCTAAATAAAAATCCTGGTTTAAAAGACAGAGATAAAACTACAATTATAGAAATACATAGAACAAAGACTGGGCCAAATGAACATATATCCAGACACGATATTCATAAACAAGAATTAGAAGCAGGTAACTTAGGAATAGGTTACCACTTTGTAATAAAACTTGATGGCACAATAGAAAAAGGAAGAGACATTCATAAAGTTGGAATAGGCAATCCTGAATCAATTTCTGTTTGTGTTGTCGGTGGGATGAGTAATACTGGTCAATTAGAATTACCGTTCTTTAACAACCAACAACAAGACGCTGTAGATAAAGTAAAAGCGTTTGTTAAGAAAAACTATAACATAGGAGAGACAAAAATAATAAAATGATTATTGTACTAGAAGGACCTGATTGTTCTGGCAAAACAACTTTAGGCCAAGCTTTGCATAAAGAGTTTAATGGAAAGTTTAAATATATACATAATAGTTTAGATCGTGGTCAGTTAGTGTGGCGTAACGAAGACGGTAAAATTATTAAAAAATATAAAGATCTTTATCACTCACATATTGATTCATTAAGATTGCACAAGAACGCAATTGTAGATCGTTTATGGCCATCTGAATTAATATACGGAAATGTGTTTAGAGGCGGTTGCCAATATAATGTTTCACAAGTCAAAAAGATTTGTGAAGAATATAAACCATTATATATTGGTTGTTTACCACCAAAACATTTAGTCATGAAATACTTTCAACGTAGATTAGACACTGAAGACTTTTCTAGTGTTGATTCTGTTTATGACCATTATCAAGTAATTTTTGATTTGTGTCCTGAATTTAAAATATTTGATTATGAAGAAACATCAGTAGAAAAATTTATAGAGGAGTTTAAACATGAACATAAATCAAGTTTGGCAAGATATAGTTCGTAATATCCTTAAACAAGATATGGTACGATTACCAAGAGGTATGGTTACTAAAGAAATACTTAACTATAATTCTACTATTGATATGAACTTTCCATTTTTAAATATATGGCAAAGAGAAATTGGTACAGCATTTAGATACGCTGAAGCTGCGTGGATATTATCAGGAGATAATAGAGTTAGTACTATTGCACCTTATAGTAAAATGATTCCAGAATTTAGCGATGACAATGTAAGATTCTATGGAAGTTATGGACCAAAAATTGTAGATCAAATAAGTTATGTAATAGACACATTAGCTAACGATGATTACTCAAGACAAGCAGTAATTAATATATGGAGAGAAAAGCCAGGTCCTAGTAAAGACATTCCATGTACTTGTAGTTTACAATTTATATTACGAGATGAAAGATTACATTGTATTGCGACAATGAGATCAAGCGATGCTTGGTTAGGTTGGCCTTATGATGCTTTTAATTTTACTTGTATTTCAATCTATACATTATTGCAATTAATGCATCAACACAAAAAGACTTATAAACTAGGTAACTTAAGTATTAATGCAGGATCGCAACATTTATATGAACGTAATTGGGAACAAGCAAAAATATGTTTAGATAATTTATCTCCGTCGATTGGTGAGATACCTTATTGGATGTTTAACAACGGTCAAGAATTTATAGATTACTTATGGGAACAAGCACATGGCCAACTTCATACAACATGAACCTTGTCCTAATTGTGATTCGAAAGACAATTTAGCAAGATATGATGATGATTCTGCATATTGTTTCGGTTGTAAATATTTTGAAAATGGAGGGAAAGAAGTAATGCAGACAGGTACTATCATAGGCGAGTTTAAAAAATTAAATGCTAGAAAAATAACAGAAGAAACCTGTAGAAAATTTAATTACAGAGTTGGTACTGTCGATGGCAAACAATGTCATATAATGGATTATGGTTCTGCTACAAAGTTTAGATTTAAAGACAAATCATTTACATGGAAAGGCGATACTAAATTAAGTAAACTATTTGGTGAAAAATTATTTAAAAGTTCTGGTAAAAGAATTGTTATTACTGAAGGCGAGATTGATGCTTTAACTATATCACAAGTCTTTGGAAATAAATGGCCAGTTGTTTCAATAAAAAATGGCGCTGCTGGTGCAGAAAAAGATTTAAAAAATAGTTTAGACTTTTTACATAAATACGAAGATGTAGTTATATGTTTTGATCAAGATACACCTGGAAAAGAAGCCGCAAAAAAATGTGCTGAATTGTTTACACCAGGTCAAGCACGAATAGTTAGTTTGCAATTAAAAGATGCTAATGAAATGTTGCTACAAAATAAAGTGCAAGAATTAATTAGTTCAATTTATGATGCACAAGTATATAGGCCAGATGGTATTATTGATGGTAGTACATTGTACAAAGAAATATCTACTAAAAATGTAAATGAGTTTGTTCCTTATCATTTTAAACAATTAAATTTAAAAACACATGGACTAAGAAGAGGAGAATTAGTAACTATAACTGCTGGAAGTGGTATTGGTAAATCTCTTATATGCAAAGAAATAGCTTTTGATTTAATTACAAATCATAAGAAAAAAATTGGTTATATTGCTTTAGAAGAATCAGTAAAGAAAACTGCATTAGGTTTGTTATCAATTGATTTAGATACACCATTACATATAGACAGCTCTGTTAAAGAAGATAAATTAAAACAAAGTTTTGATAAAGTATTATCAAACGGTAATGTTTTATTTTATGATCATTTTGGATCTTTAGATTCAGATAATTTAATAAGTAGAATTAGGTACTTAGCAAAAGGCTGTGCTTGTGATTATATTATATTAGATCATATAAGTATTGTTGTATCAGGTTTAGAAGGTGGTGATGAACGTCGTGCGATTGATAACGCAATGACAAGACTTAGATCATTAGTAGAAGAAACAGGAATTGGATTAATATTAGTTTCGCATTTAAAAAGACCAGCAGATAAAGGTCACGAAGAAGGAGCACATACATCTTTGTCACAATTAAGAGGATCTGCAGGTATAGGTCAATTATCCGATATAGTAATTGGATTAGAACGTAACCAACAAAGTGCAAAGAATGCAAATTTAACAACGCTTCGTATTCTAAAGAATCGTTTCAGTGGAGAGACTGGGGTGTGCGGCCAGCTAATTTATAACTCTGTCACAGGAAGATTAATTGAATATGATAAAAGTACTGAAACATGAATATGATTTGTATTTAACAAATGAATTAATGAAAGCAATAGAGCGTTTAAAAAAGAAAGGTAATTCTAAAGTTCATGTACATAACAAAATTGATGCAGTAAGAATGTTGTCAATGATTGATGAACTTTCTTGGGATTACCCAGAAGCAATGTTTATAGAAGTAGAATTATGTCGAATACATTAAAAGTACCAACAAGAAGAGAAACAACAACCATAGAAGTGGGACCGTTTACGGTTTCTATATCTTTTGTTCCGTATAAAGATGTTCAAGTCCCGGTAGAAGTATTCTTTTTAAAAAGAGGAAACAAAGCTGGCGAGACAGAACTAGATAAACATTTATACGAACTAGGAACTAAAATTTCTAAGGAAATGCAAGGAAAAATAAATGACAAATAAATATTGTTTTGATGTGGAAACAGATGGATTATTAGATTCTGTCAGTAAAATACATTGTGTTGTATTTAAAGACATCGATACAAAAGAAGTTTTTAAATACGGACCAGATAAATTAAATGATGCAGTAGATAGATTAAAAAATGCTGAATTATTAATTGGCCACAATATTATTGCGTACGATATACCAGTAATAAAAAAATTATTTAAGTTTAAACCTAAAGCAAAAATCTTTGATACTTTAGTTGCTACTAGATTAATATGGGCTGATATAAAAGATAAAGATTTTAAAATGATTAATGCTGGATTTCCTACAAAATTAATTGGTAGACATAGTTTAAAAGCATGGGGCTATAGAATTGGAGAATATAAAGAACAAATAGATACAGATTGGCAAGAATATAATGAAACAATGTTAGAGTATTGTGCGCAAGACGTTGAAGTTACTTATAAATTATACGATAAAATTATAAAGCAAAACTATTCACAACAATCATTAGATTTAGAACATAATATACAAACGCTTTGTTTTGAAATGTCATCTAATGGTATTGCTTTTAACAAAGATAAAGCTCAAACATTATATTCTAAGTTTTGTCAAAGAAGAACTGAATTAGAAAATGAATTACAAATTGTGTTTCCTCCCTGGACAGTCAGCACACCATTTATTCCTAAGGTGAATAATAAATCTAAGGGTTATGTAAAAGGTGTGCCGACTGCTAAAGTTAAAGAAATAGTTTTTAATCCTGGGTCAAGAGACCATATTACAAATAGATTAATAACAACAAGAGGTTGGAAACCTAAAAGTTTTACACCGGATGGTAAGCCAAAAATGGATGAAGAAATTTTAAATGACTTAAAATATCCTGAGGCAAAATTATTATCTGAATATTTTATGATACAAAAAAGAATTGGTATGTTAGCAGAAGGAAAACAAGCATGGCTAAAACAAGAAAAAAATGGAAGAATTCACGGAAGTATAAATCCAAATGGTGCCGTTACTGGAAGAGCAACACATTCAAATCCAAACTTGGCACAAGTACCAGCTTTTTATACTCCTTTTGGAAAAGAATGCAGAGAATTATTTTGTTCACCAAAAGATAAAGTATTAATTGGTATTGACGTATCAGGTTTAGAATTACGTATGTTAGCTCATTATATGGCTAGATACGATAATGGTGAATATGCAGACATTGTAGTTAATGGCGACATACATACACACAACCAAAAAGCAGCAGGTATAGAAACAAGAGATTTAGCAAAAAGATTTATTTATTCTTTTCTATACGGAGCTGGCGCAGCAAAGATTGGTCAAGTAGTTGGTGGAAATATAAGAGATGGTTCTAAATTAAAAAAGAAATTTTTAGAACAGATGCCAGCATTAGATCAATTAATCCAACACGTGCAAACAAAAGCCGAACGGGGATATTTAGTTGGATTAGATAAAAGAAAAATAACAGTAAGATCCTCGTACGCATCACTCAATACGTTACTACAAGGAGCGGGTGCAATCGTATGTAAAGAATGGATATGTAAACTTGGTTCTATTTTTGATGGAGAGACAAAACTGGTAGCTTGGGTTCATGATGAAATAATCATAGAAACAACAAAGGAAAAATCAGAATATGTCGCAGAAAAAGCAGTTGATGCAATTAGACTTGCTGGTGAAAGCTTGCAACTCCGAGTTAAACTCACAGGAGACGCAAGAACTGGAACAGATTGGTCAACAATTCATTAAAGAAAAATTAAGAAAAAGAATATATAAATTAAAACAAAGAGCTAAAATAAAAAATCTGCCTTTTGATTTAACATCAGATTATTTGTTAGATATTTTTCCTAAAGATTTTAAATGTCCCGCTTTAGGGACAAGATTCAATTGGTTTGGTGATCGATCAAACTTACCAACCATTGATAGAGTAATTCCTGAAAAAGGATACGTTATTGGTAATGTAGTATGGGTAAGTTTTATGGCAAACTTAATAATGACATATGCTCATCCAACTCAGGTTATCAAAGTCGGGCGGTTCGCAGATAAAATATATAAAAAGTTTTATCCAGAACCATACACTAATGCAAACAACACAGGAGAAGATGATGCAGACAAGTGAAACAACACCAGGCACACCAACAGAAGTGCCTATAAGTAAACCATCTAGAACTTTGTTAATAGATGGAGATATAACGCTATATCAAATAGCGTGTAAAGTCGAAGTAGCGACTGACTGGGGAGAAGGAATGTGGACACTACATTCTGACTTAAAACAAGGTATACCAGCATTTGATACACAAATAGAAAAGTATGTCGAAGACCTAGAAGCAGATAGTGTCAAAATATGTTTAACTGGAAGAGCTAACTTTAGAAAAGATATATTTCCAGAATATAAACTTAATAGAGTAGCAAAAAGAAAGCCATTAATATTACAAGCTTTAAGAGAGTATGTACAAGGCAAATATGATTGTCTTTGTGAAAATGCTTTAGAAGCTGATGATATTATGGGTTTATATAGTCAACAATGTACGAACACAGA